TCTTATAGCTAGGATGTGCAATCTGCAGATCGTTCCCAATATACATCTTTAGTATTTAGTAACTTATTATCTTCTATTGTATTCTGCCCTTATACAGCTACTCAGATGTATTTGGTCCTTTCGTCGATGGTTGAGTAGGCCAAGTTACGTTTGTATACTCTGTAAATGTTTGTGGAACATCTCTTAACGATTGGCGATACGCTGCCCAAGCACTTTGATCAACAGTACAACCAACTGTCATTGTCCAATCAGTAGTCCTTAAAAGAAAATCTCTTTTCTTACGAATAATTGCCCAACTTGTCTCCTCTAAATTCAATATTGTCTTATCAAATTGCTTATCAATCTCCTCTTTAATCGCTGTAAATTGCGCCTGCAAAGCAGCAATGTCACCAATGAGTGTTAATCCCATAATCTTAAGTCTGATCTAGGTAGCTAACAGTAAGATCTGCAGCAGAAGCTGTATCACATCTGGCTCTTAAAATATCACCAGATTCTAAGATAATCTTACTTCCACTGATGAGTTCTAATGATGACCCTGCAGGAACTGGAACTGCTTTTAAAAAGTAAACCTCATCTCCACTACTAGGTTTTAGATAGATATCCACATTTGCGCTACTCGAAGTCTTATTAGCGACCAAAGCACTAAGAAGAATAAGCGTAGAAGAGCCTCCAGCAGTAAGAATATTTGTGCCAGAGTTACTAATGACTGTCGTAACGAGGCCAGATTTGGTAGCTTGTTTGAAGGTATTTGCCATATCAACTTAAAGCAACAATAAGAGCGAGGTTGTCTGGGGATGAACCAGTTACAGATAAATCTCCTTGAACGGAGACGTTTCCATTAAAAGTTGCAACACCCGATGAATCTATTGTAAGTCTAGCATTCCCTGCAGTGGCAAGACCTATTTGATCTGCTCCACCTGAAAATAAACCTGTATTCGAATCCCCAACAAAAGTAAGAGAAGGATTGGCACCTGTTCCAGTTAGCAATGAAGAATTACTTCCATCACTCTTTAATAATGAAAATCCACCGGCTGTTGAACCATCATGTATGACAGCTGTACTGATACTTGTGTCTACTGTTATCTCGCCAAGAGCACCGATGAAGGTCTGAGTCTGACTCGATGTGCCTCTACGGAATTGTACTTGTGTTGCCATAATACTATCCTAATGCAACTGCTATTGCGGTAGCAAAACTTTCAGTGGATATTGTCCCTGAATCATTTGGTACCGTTAAAGTTCGAGTTGTACTACCCGAAATGCCTGAACACTCAAAAGCTAATTGCTTCGAAGTATCAGCATTGTCTTGTATTCTAAAACCATTGTCTTTAGTAGTGATTTGATCACAACTGAATGAACTTATTCCTGCAATACTACTTAAAGTTGATCCTAGAGCTACAGAAGAACTACCAATTGTTACAGTGCTATTAGCTAACTGAGTATTAGGTATAGAACTGGTTCCAAATGCACCTGTAGATGAGTTATATGTCAATCCTGAACCAGCAGTAGCACTTAAAGAAGTTAATAAAGCAACAGTTCCTGCGGCATTAGGAAAATTAATTGCTCTATCCGCAGTAGGATCTACAACACTTATCGTCGTTTCATATCCGTCTGCTGTTGAACCTTCGAATACTAAACCAGCAGTTCCTATAGATACTGCATTAGCAACACCGTCTGCACCTGCATATAAAGTTGTAGCCGTGAGTGATGTTAAACCTGCAATAGTTGATGCTGTAGCTCCTAAAGTTATAGATGTACTACCAATTGTTAAAGAGTTAACTGTAGGAGTAATCGTAGAAGCTGACGTTAAAATAGTACCCGTCTCATTTGGTAATGTAAGAGTACGATCAGCAGTTGGATCTGTTACGGTCAGAGTTGTCTCATAAGCGTTAGCTGTTGATCCTTCAAAAACTATATTTCCACTAGCTATTGATATTGAATTAGCAGCGTCAGCAACTCCAGAATAAAGAGTAGTAGCAGTTAAAGAAGTTAATCCAGCAATCGTTGATGCTGTAGCACCTAGAGCAATCGATGTACTACCAACAGTTAATGAACTATTAGCTAACTTACTGTTAGGAATAGCATTCGTACCTATCTCTCCTCCGCTATACGTTAAACCAGAGCCACTAGCAACACTAATTAGTCCTGTAACATCTGAGTTAGATGGTCCTGTATATGTGATAACACCAGAACTATTGTTGTAAGCTAAACTTCCTAAACCGCCAGAATCTGTTACAGAAACAGCACCTCTAGCTCGTGCATTTGTATAATAAAGATTAGTATTTTCAGTTAAATCAGCTGTAGTATTACCAGCAATATCTAACTTGTCTGAAGAAGTATTTAACTCCTGAAACAGACCACTAACTATTACAAGGGATTTTCTTGTTGCCATGTCTTAATTTTAACTAACCTTAATTGGGGGCTCTAAACTTACGTGCAAAGAAGCACCTGATATAGCTTCACCAACTCGTGTTATATATTGTCCAGAACTAGAAGGTGGCGTAGCCGTTATTGCTCCATAACCCACGCTGAGAAAATATAATTCTCCTGCGTCTAATCCTGAAGTAGCTAAACTACCAAATACAAGACAACGAACAGTACCACCTGCATTTTTATTTGTCTGTGCAAAACCAACAACCCGAGCTTCATCTTCAGTACCTGCTGCTCTAGCTAACCCCAATTTTCCATCACTTGATCTTGCATATAAAGGCTGTCCTTGATTAACATTTTCAAAAGCAACAGCTTCAAAACCAGCCACAGAATATACAGTTCGATTTCCTAATGTATCTTTTAAATCAATAAGAGCCTCTGTAAAACCCTTAGCATTAGGCTCATACGGAGAATAATTACTTGTACCAGACATTATGCTAACTTCACAGGAGGTTCAACGTAAATACTAAAGGAAGTAGTCGTAGCTCCCTCTCCTACTCTTGTAACTGCTTGGCCTGAGCCAGTAGGTGCAGTAGTTGTAATAGCTCCTGCTGTAGTTGGACTTAAAAAATATAAATCTCCAGCATCTATTGATGACATTGTTTTCATCCCTGCTACTAGAACTTTAACTTCATTACCAGAAGAAGCAGCGGCGTCCGCAAAACCTACAACATGTGCGTTTTCAAGAGCACCATTTGCAGCACTAGCCTTTCCAACCTTACCGTCACTAGATCTCATATAAAGTGCATCCCCATCAGCTACAGCTTCAAAAGTAGTTACATCAAAACCAACACGAGTTGGAGAGAATACAGGAAATCCATCCTTTACATCAATAACAGCGTCTACTAAACCTCGATAATTAGGTTCATATGGTTGACGTGTCATAGTAAAGTTATTAGCAGTCATTAGATCAACTAAAACTGCTATAGCACCTTCCACATTCGGTTCATATCCTGTTGCCATACTCATCTCTTAACTATTTAATATTTTAAAATGTAAAAACCCTTTAGAATAAAGAAAAAGGAAGTAAAGATGGAAGTCGAACTCATCGCTGCTATTATTTCTGGAAGCGTCGGTGTCTTCGCTGGTTTAACACGTGCTCTAGGAAATTTTAATAAAAAATTAGATAGAAGATTTTATAACATAGAGAGTGATCTTGGTAAACTTAAGAATGAAGTGATTCATGATTACGTTTTGAAAGAAGATTTTCTACGAGAGATGCAATCTGTCCATACAAAACTGGATAGAATACTTGATCATTTATTAGCTAAGAGTTAAATAGCTATCCAAGAAGTATTAGCTTGATTCCACATATATAAAGCACCTGCTGTTTTGTTGTAATGTAATTGACCATCAGCTGGATTTGAGGGATAACCTGCTGTATTAGAAACAACTGCCTTAACTGTTTCAAAATTTGTACCATCAAATATTTTTAACACCTGTGTACTACTCGTATCTAACCAAGATTCACCTTTACTGTAAGAATTAAATCCTACTGGAGAAGCATTAGGACTAGTTGAACCAACAAAAGTTGGTCCTATTTTAACTAAGCCTGTAGAAGGAGAAGCTGTGTTATCAGCAAAAAAGAGTCCGGGCTCCGTTGCATGGTTGTTAACAGCAAGCTCAGCATCGCCAAGACGTATAGGAAAAGGTCTGTCATGAAGCACACTAGAACGTCTGGTCAGAATCTGAACAGCCATAGTTAAGCGTTGATATAAAGATCAGCGTCTACGACTGTATCCTGATCGGTTTGTGGATTATAGGTTCCACAATCTATTGTACTCACTGTATCAGCTTTTTCAGTAGGTACTCCTGCTGAAAATTCACCACAAAAAATTAACCCTGATTCAAATTCATTCGCGTACTCATCTAACGGTTTATTAACAATACCTAGTTTTATATCTTGAAATTTTGTAGGTGTTTGGTTAAATAATTTATTAATTAACATCGTCATTCTGTTAGTAGTATTCACCTGCCGTCCGTCTCTCTTTAAATTTCCATCTTTATCCCTACGTATATCATCTGTTAAAAGCATTCCTATTGTAGAAGGATCAAAATCTGCTACTAATTGTGGCTGATTTCTATTACCAGTAATTGTTTT